CCAGTATTACCCATCAACCCCAATGCACCACTGTCTGCGCCTTCAAATTGGGATTTTGTTGAATTTTCAATGTTTTCTGGGAGATGAAGAGTAACACTACCAATTTTCTCAAGGCTGGTTGCAGTTCCTCTTGTCTGCATAGTTGTGTATCCAGGCTGTTCGCCTTTGTATGCAGTGAATCTAACAAAATCTCTCATTGGCAACTGTTCGGCGTGTTCGTCTAATGACATTGGATATATGTAAGTTTCCCCGCCTGCTGCAACCTGTTGTCTCTGTTGCGTCAAAGTGGATGGTGAGTCTGTTGCGGCCATTAAATACTTGCTCCTAAATATTTTAGTACTATTTATAAAGGTTTTTATGAAGTGAGAAAAAGATTTACTTATAGAGGAAAATACAAACCAGTAAATCCAGAAAAATATGCAGGAAATGTGAATAACATTGTATATCGCTCTTCATGGGAAAGAAGGTTTATGGTGTATTGCGACAACAACGAAGCAATCACTTTCTGGTCGAGCGAAGAATTAGTAATACCTTACATTTCACCAGTGGACAGAAAACAACACAAGTATTATCCAGATTTTGTAATAAGAATCCAAGAAGAAAATAAATCAAGAACCATTGTTATCGAAGTAAAACCAAAAAAAGAAACCAAACCCCCAAGAAAGCGAACCAAGATTACACCAAGATATTTGAGTGAAATGAAAACATGGAGTATTAACGAGGCCAAGTGGAAATATGCGAAAGAATTTTGCGAAGATAGGAAGTGGGAATTTAAAATTTTAACAGAAGATCAACTCGCTCAATAAAACGATATAAATAGTAAAAAACGGCATAAACGAATGACAGACTTTACACCACTATTAAATAGACTCGCTGCTCGAAACATTAGACCAAATACCGATAAAGCAAGGGAATGGTTTAGAAAAAAGGCAAGAGAAACAAGAATCACAAGAGCATCTCTATTGGGAGATGGGGATCGTTCTGCAGCAACACCTAATATTGGTAGTATGTATTGTTATCAATATGACCCTAAGTATGCAAAGAAGTTGCCATATTACGATGAATTTCCACTTATCTTTATGGTAGAAAGAATATCTGGGGGGTTTGTTGGAATTAACTTGCACTATGTTTCGCCAAGAAATAGAATCGTTGTAATGAATGCATTATCTGAAATTGCATCGAACAAAAGATATGATTCAACAACAAGACTCAGATTATCTTATAATGTTCTAAAAGGTCTGTCTAAATATAATGTCATAAAACCTTGTCTTAAAAAATATTTATTTACACATGTTAGATCAAAGTTTGTAAAAATTGAGGCAAATGAATGGGACATCGCATTGTTTTTACCAGTACAAAAATTCAAAAAGGCCGCCGCTTCGAAGGTTTGGTCAGATTCTGCTAGGAGATCATAAATGGCGTCAATAGATGATTTTGTTGCAAATATTTCGACTACAGGACTTACTCAGGCAAATAGATACGAACTTAGAATTACACCACCGACTATTGGATTTTTGCAGAATCCAGACAATTTCTTAAGATTTCGTGTTCCATCTATTACTTTGCCGGGGAAAACTATTTCAACAACAGAAACAAAAATTTATGGCCCAATAAGAATGGCGCCATATACGACTACATACGATCAATTAACCTTTAATATATATTTAAGTGACAACTTAAATGAAAGAGATTGGTTCGAAAATTGGTTTCACCAAGTTATAGATTTTACTACACACAAAATTTCATATTATAACGACTATGTGGCACCACAGGCAGAGTTCATTACATATGATAAAGAGGACAACCCGAAGCACAGTGTAAAATTTGAGAATTTATACCCAATAACCATAGGGCCTGTTGAATATGCATATGCAAATGAAGAACCAGCGCAATGTCAGATTACAATGTTCTATAGAAAATATCGTTCAGAATTTTCCGAAAATCGAGCGGCGGGTCGTCAATGGTTTCGAGAATGGTCTAAAAACAGACTACTTGGTGGTTCTGGGGGATTATAAATTAAATTATTTTTGAAGAGGATAAAATATGTTACCTACAATTAATGCACCAACATATGATTTGACTATACCATCAACAAATGAAAGTGTGAAATTTCGTCCGTTTTTGGTCAAGGAAGAAAAAATTCTTCTGATGGCACAAGAGGGAGAAGAGTTACAAGAAAAAATTGATGCGATAAAACAAATTATTGGAAACTGTTTAGTATCTGATGTAGATGTTGATAAACTTTCTACATTTGACATTGAACACATTTTCATCAAACTTAGAAGTAAGTCTATTGGAAACGTAATTGGTTTGAGTTACAATCGGGAAGATTGTACAGAAGAAGGAGCGGGGCAGGGGGGCTGTCAAATTCCTTTCACATTAGACTTAGAAAAGGCAGAGATTGAAAATCAAGAAGGACACACCAATGAATTGAATCTAACGTCAGATATTAAAATTATTATGAAGTATCCAGATTTTAATATCTTAAATTCTGTATTAACTGCAGATAGTGTAGATGATGTAATTGATGTTGTAGCTACTTGTATTGACATGATCGTTGATGGAAGTGAAGTATATAATGCGTCTGATTATTCAGAAAGTGAATTAAAAACTTTTGTTGAGAATTTAACACAACAACAGTTTGAATCTATTAACAATTTTTTCAATACAATGCCAGAAACGGCGTGTGATGTAAATATTGTTTGTAGAAAATGTGGATGGAAAAAATCGATGAAAGTAAAAGGAATTACCGATTTTTTTTCCTAAGTTTAAATCATGAGTCCCTTGCATCGATGTATCGAAATAATTTTGCGTTGATGCAGCACCATAAATATAGTTTGAGTGAATTAGAAGATATGATACCGTGGGAAAGAGAGATATATTTAAATCTTTTGATAAACTATATTAAAGAAGAAGAAAAGCGTAGAAAAGACGCAATGAGGAGTTAATATGGAAGAAGAAATTAAAGCATCTGGACATCACCCTGCCGATACTAATGGAGATGGAAAGGTTTCAAAAGAAGAAGAAAAGATGTATCTTGAGTTTAAAAGAAAAGAACTAGAAGATGCTGACGCTCGCAGAGATGCAATGCGTCAAATGGCCTGGTTCTCTTTATTCGGGATGTTACTCTATCCATTCGCAGTAGTGATTGCAGTAGTTGCAGGATTGGATCAAGCATCAAAGATTCTGGGCGACATGGCGGCAACATACTTCGTTTCTGTCGCTGCAATTGTGGCTGCATTCTTTGCGGGCAACGCATATTCAGATAAGAAGAAGTAATAAATGGCAAGTCCTGATCTAAAAGCGGTAACAGAAAAACTTATCAGACAAAACCAAGAGGAATTGTCTGCTTCATTTAGCGCTGCAACCGACCAGTTGCAGTCAGCCGCAGCTAGACAGGCCCTTGCAGAAGTTGCTGATATTCTTGGACAACAAGAAGGTATATCTGTAAAAGAATTTAAAGAAACCAAAAAGAAGATAGACCTTCTTGATGCCGATTTGGCACAACTAGAGGGTACTACTGACCAAGAAAAGAAAGCACTTCAAGAGATATTAAGAGCATCTCAAGAAAGTATAAAACAAAACACTACATTTAAAAAATCTATTGGTGATCTTGCAACAAAGACAGTAGAAAATTCAATTAGTGGAATTGGTGGAGTTATTACAGGTGCATTGAGTGGCAGTCCACTATTAGCATTTGGTGCATCATTTGTTGGTGACAGAATTAAACAATTCAGAGAAACAAGTAAGGCAAATAAAGCAGAGGAAGAAGAGAGACAAAGAAGAATTGTAGAACAGAAAAAAATTGAAGAAGAAGAATTTTCTGTTTTAAGAACACAAATATCAAATGAAGAAGCAATCTCAAGAGCAAATATAACATCAGAAGAAGTAGCAGCACAAGCGCTTGCAAGAGGTATTACTGAACAAGAAGTTATTGACGAACAGAAAAATGCTATCATTCGTCAGGCAAAAGTAGCAAAAGAAGCAGAAGACGCAAACAGGGCAAGAGAAGATGAAATTGAGTCCATTAGAAAAAGTTATGGACTTGATATGTCAGAATCTCCAGTATCTGTTCCACAACCAGAAACCTCAGTATCAGACGATAGAGAAAATATTACAGTACCATCTCCGTCCGAAAATACTCAAAGTTTATCTACCGATGAAACATCTACTCCAAGTGAAGTTTCTCAAATCACAGCAACTAAGTTGGATGAAGTAAAAGAGCAACTTGGCGAAAACAGTCCATATCTAGAAGAAGTAGTAAATCTTCTAAAATTCTTGCAGGACACTTCTGACAATCCATCTCCATTAGATTTGGAAAATCAAAGAGAAAATAATAGAGAAAGAAAACTTGAACAAGAGTTGGATAAAACGCAAATCAAACTTCTTGAACAGATTGCAGAGAACACTGGAAACTTAGATGAAATCTCAGGTGAAGGTGGCGGACTTTTAGATGGTTTATTGGGTGGACTTG